GGCCGCTTGCGTGCTGCCCTGCTCCGCCTGCTGCTGCGTCACCTGCAGACGGCCCATACTCGACAAGAGCGCGTCGGCGTCCTCGCCAGCGGAGCGCGCGGCGAACTGCCACTTCTGGACGCTCTCGGCGCTGATGCCCAGGCGCGCCGATGCGTGATCGATCGCGTGCATCGCCTGGACGTTGGCCTCGACGAACTCGTAGATCTTCTCGACGGCGAACGCGGCGGCGACGCCCTCGGCCAGCTCCTTGACGCGATTGACGAACTGCGAAAGGCGGTTTTCGCCCTCCTCGACCTTCTTGGTGTCGACGTCGAAGCCGAAGACGGCAACGAGCTCGCGGAGAACTCCGCTTCCGCCCTCGCTATGTCCTTCGCCTTCGGCCATCAGTCTTCGTCCTTTGGTTGCGCGTCGTCGATTGCGTCCAGGACGTCATGCGCTTCGCAGACGTCGTTGATGCTCCAGAACCTCTCGATCTCGGACTTGGTAGCGGGATGCGTCGGATGGGTGACGATTCGCCAGGTGAACCAGACCCAAGGGTCTACTTCGAGGTCGACCGCACCATCTTGGCGAGGTCGACGCCGGCGCCGCCTTTCATCACTCCATCGAAAAAACCGCTGAAGTTCACCTCCATGCAGAAGGTCAACCACTTGAAGAACGCCATGTACTGGCCTTCGAATCGCTCGGCCTGGTTCTTCTCGACGAGCGGCACCCAGTTGTCGCCGTCCTTGACGTGCGAGGCGTCGCCGAAGAGGCGCGCGAAGTACTGCACATCGTCGACAGAGAGCGCCGCCGGGAGCGCGTCGAACAGTCCCGCCATGCGCTCGGACTCGGTTGCGCCCTTGAACATCGACGATAGAACCGGAGACACGATGCCGGAAAGCCGAACGAGCGCAGTCAGGCCAAGACCGAACGGGAGCGGCCAAGCGCGAAAGGCGCGGCCGTCGATCTCACGCGTCTGCGCTTTCTCCTCGAGCCCCATGGGCTAGTTCCCGCCCTCGATCCAGGTGTCGTAGCCGTAGGGCAGCGTGAACTCCCACTCGCGCGACTTGGCGGTGCGGTCGCGATCGCTCGACGGCATCGCCACCACCCACGCCTTGGAGTCCTGCACGACCGTCTTGCCCTGCAGGTCCTGCATGAGGAACGTGCCCACGCCAGCGCCATTAAACGCGGCACGGTCGGTCTGGTGGATGGCTGAGAGGTCAGCGTTCGACGAAGACGTCTGCAGCAGCTTCACCACAACCTTGAGCCGGGCGTCGCCGCTCTTCGAACGGGCGACGCCGCCATCGACGCCGACAACTTCCGCGAACGCGGGAGTCTTGGGCTCGACGGTGATCCATGAGCCATCGGCAAATTCCTGCAGGCGCTTGCCTGAGAAATAGACGACATGGTTTTGCGGGTCGTAGAATTTTGGTCCGGGCGGCATCTGTTCTCCTTCTCAGAGCGCGCGCCGAGCTGCGGATGGCGCTCTACAGGTTCACGGTTCCCTGGATCTGCACGGTCTGAATCGCTTGCTGCGCGTACGCGGTGAAGTTCAGGTTCTTGAGCACGCGCGCGCTGATGTCGGTCTTGGCGATGGTGGAAATGTCCGGCAGCAACACCTGCGGCTGGAATCCCGGGTCGCTGCGCAAAAGTGCCGCCGGCTGGCTCGGGGTGGCGGTGAACTGCTTGAGCGCCGACTTGAGCTCGCCGCCCATCATCGCGATGCCGAACGGGTCGTAAGGCACCTTCGGCTGCGTCACCAGGAGCACGTACTCCTGGATCTGGATCTGCGCGGCCAGCGCATCGATGCCACGGCGCAGGTCAGCGTAGAGGCCCGAGGCGCACACGCCCACCTGGGTCACGTTGATGCCCTGGATGTTGATGTAGTAGTTGAGGTTGTTGCCCTGCAGATTCGTGATCTGCGTCGGGGTCAGCGTGTCGGCGGTGACGCCGGCTAGCTGCTTGAACGCCCACGTGTCCGTGCCCGGGTTCGCGGTGAACCGCTGCGCCTCGAGCGCAAGTGCGCCGTACTGCACCTGAGTGCCGCCGAACTGGCCGAAGCTGTAGGTGTAGCCCGAGGTCTTGAGCGTGTTGCCGATGCCGCTCGACGCCGAGAGGTTGTTGGTGTCGGCCGTCGAGTAGGCGTGAAAGTGCTTGTTGGCCTCCGCCCAGCTCGCGATCGCGGCGATGTTGGTGGCGTCCTGCCACTCACCGGTGATGCCGTACCACGAGGTGTCGACGGTGAGCGCGTTGTTGAGGTCGGTGGCCGGCGACGCCGAAGCGGTGGTGTCGGTGAACGTGCCGCCCTTGATTCCCTGAACGTAGGCGTGCTTTCCCGCCACCGTGACATGCAAGGTGACGGTTCCGGTCGCCGCCGTAAGAGTGCAGCCGTTCGGCGGCGTGAGCGCCGCGATGGAGGCTCCGTCCGTGGTCGCGTTGCCCGTGGCGGTGACGTACAGGTTGGTGACCGAGCCGTTGACGCCGATGACCTGGAAACCGATCGAGTCACCCACGTTCAAGTCGGTGACCAAGAAGGTGGCGGTCTGCGCCGCCGCGGTCGAGCCGCGCACAATCTTGAAGCTCGGCACCGTCGGCGACTGCGACAAGATTGCGGTCGCCATGTAGTAGGCCGGCTCGGTGGTCACGAAGCTGTCGGCGACCAACCCCGCGAGGCTGTTGTACGTGCGGATGAAATCGGTGTTGTGCGTGTGATAGCAAAGCGCCGCCGGCGTGCCGAAGTTCGGCAGCGTCGGGGTCGCGTTGTTCGCGATGATGGTGACCGTGACAATGCTGTCAATGGGACCCACGGGCTAGCCTCCCGCCAAGAAGTTGATGGTGGTGTCCGCAGGCGGGCTGCCGGGCCCCGTCTGCTTGATGACGCCCTGGCCCTGCGTCGAGCCAATCCACTTGCCAGCGTCTTGCGAGGTGTCGACGTCGTTGTCGACGGTGCTGCACGACAGATCCATCACGAACGCGTTGACCATTCGATTGTTCTCGTCGACGTAGCTCGCGTTCTTGCTCGACTGGAACGCGGCGATCCCGAAGATGCCGGCCATGCGCGTGATGCTCGTCGAGCGCTGGAGGCGAGTCTTCAGGGTCTCGAGCATCGCGGCGGCGTTCTTCGGGTCGTCGATCTTCTGCGTGAACGACTCGGCGCGCACGCTGAGCGTGAAGCGCTTCTGCTGCGAGACCGTGACGACCTGGTCGTCGGTCGCGTTCGGCGTCGAGCGCAGCTCTTCCGCGTAGCCGATGTCACTGGTGCCGAAGATGCGCAGCGTGATCGTAGGGTCGAGCATCCACGTGCCGCCCTCGGCCTCGTCGCGCCAGCGCACCTGGTCGGGCTTGAGCTGCATGACGTCGGCGATGACATCGTGCGCCGTGCTCTTGATGGTGGTCCAGTCGATCACCGGCGCCGTTCCTTCCAGCCGATCGCATCGACCAGCTGTCTCGTGGCAACCACGGGGATCTCGGGGTGGCTGAGGCCGGCGGCCGCCTTGGCGCCGATGGTGCTGGTGGCGAGCTCGTCGACCGGGGCAGCGCCAGCGAGGTAGTACTCGCGCAGCTCCTCGGCCCACTTCTCGCCGAGCTCGTGCACCGCCTCCTTCTTGCCCATGTACTCGCGCCGCGTCGCTGCGGTCATCTCGCGGCGTAGGCGTGTCTCGTTCGCGTCGAACCAGATACGCATGATGGGGCGCTCGGGCACCGTGTCCGTGCCGAACTCCATCCACTTGAGCACCTGTGCGAGCGTCGCCTCGGTGTCCTTGCCGTGATAGTCGACCTTCGGCTGCGCGCCGTCCTTGGCGTTGATGCCGACGGCAATCCGGTGCGGCCACACGCGGCGCGTGCGATCGCGAAGGTTCTTTTTCACCTTCTCGAGGAAGCGCGTGTTGACCTGGAAGCGCTCCATCAGAGCACCCGGAAGCCGCTGGTGACGACGCGCTTCAGGTTCTGGATGCGCTCGTCGTAGATGGTCTCGCCAGTTTTCGAGACGAGGTTCATGCTGCGCGCAAACGGGCTCTTGGCAAGAAACTGCGCGCAGTAGAGGAACGTCGCCTGCTGCGTGAGCGAACCCCCACCGCCCAGGCCACCCGACGGCGTGCCTGCGCCCCAGACCGCGTCGGGGACCATCTGCTCGGCCTCCACGAGCTTCGCCTGCACCAGAGGGTCTGGCGCGCTGGCGAACTCGGGATAGAGCGAGCGGAAGGTGAGGAGGTCGATCGCCATTCGCTACTTCTTGGCGACCTGCGAAAGCGCGCTGAGGCGATTCTTGAGCGCGTCCTTGATCTCGTCGCGCGCCTCCGTCCTCAGCCAGTCGGAGAGCAACTTCTTGTCGTCCTCGCCCTCGATGACCGTGAGCGCGGTGTTGACGCCAAAGCCCATCAGCGTGACTGACTTTCGCTCTTCGCCGGTCTGCTCGTCGAAGCTCTCGGCCAACTTGATCCAGCCGTTCTTGAGCCACACGCGCACCTGGGCGTTCTTCTTGGCGCGCTCCCAATCCTTGACGGGAACTACGGTCGCCAGCGCCTTGCCGTCCTTCTCGCGCGGCGCGGACGGGCTCACGGCGATGCCCTGGCCGATCACGCGATGACGGGTCTGCTTGTTGCCGGCGCCATCGATCACTTCCTCGGCCTTGACCTCGGGCGGGAGGTGGAAGATGCGCGGCTGGGTGTTGATCACATGAACCGTGTCCATGTCGCTCCTCCTAGAAGTACAGCGCGTGAACGCTCACGCCGTTGGCCGGCGCGGCGCTGCCGGTCGCGGTGGTGGTCCACGCGATCGTGAGACCAGTGCCGCCGAGATCGAGCACGCCCAGCGTGGGGGTCTCGATGAGGCCGTTGACCAGAGTGAGGTCCTGGCTGGCGGTCATCTGAATCGTCCAGATCGCGACGGTGGTCCCGACGGTGACGCTGGCGCTCGGCAGATTGAAGATCTGCAAGAACGCCGCGGTCGCGCCCGAGAGCAGTCGCAGGTAGGGAACGATGACCGGCCCGGTGGCCTTGATCTGCACCGCCGTGTTGCTGACCGCGCCGTTGAAGAACGCCGACAGCTGCGCGGCTTTGATTTTCGCAAGGTCCTGCGTGAGTCCCATCAGGAGCTCCTTTTTTTACGAAGTGCCGTCGAGGTAGACCGCGCTCAGCGGGTAGTAGAAGACCACCCCGCCGATGCGCGCGTGGCAGGGCACCTCGTACTCCATGCCCTCGAGTTGCGGCGCGAACTGCTCGAACTCCTGCGGAATCTCGAGCGTGAGCGCGTTCTCGTCGCGGCGGTACACGATGCTGCGGCCGCCGGTCGCGCCCGCGTTCTGCTTGGCGAGCTTCGACCACTGGTCGATGTTCTTGATGTACGGGTTGTTCTTGAGGAACAGGTACATCGCCATGTCGGGAACGAGCGCCGAGTACGGCGTCTGCGAGAAGATGGCGAACTCGTTGATCGGCTGCAGCACAGTGTCGGGAATCTCGACGCCGTTCGACTGCGTGATGACCGTGGTCACCGCGAAGTTCAGATCGCCGATCATGTCGGCGGCTGCCGCCGTCGCCCAGTTGCCGACGGGAGCTGGCACCACCGGGACGCTCGCGTTGTTCACGAGCCCGGTGAAGCTGGCGTCGGTCAGTCCCACCGCGGCGATGTCGTCGATGCGCGCTTCGATCGCGCGCCGCGCGGCCGCCGCTCGCTTGTAGTCGAGCTGGCCGCCGCCCTGCGGCGCCGTCATGGCCACCGCGCGCAAGTCCTGGATGGTGTAGCTGTAGCTCGCGCCCAGCGACTTGACGTTGGTGATCACTTCGGTCTTGAACGCGTCGACCTTTTCGAAGTCGGTGGCGTAGTTGGCGATCACCTTCGCCATGCCGACCAGGTCCCACGACCAGAAGCTCCACTGCTCGGCGCCCGGCGGAACCTCGTGCGAGACCGGAATGAAGTCGCGCGCGCGGAACATGGTGTACTTCACGTCGAAGGTGCGCGCCTTGATGTAGAGCAGCTGGCGCGTGATGAACGCCGTCTCCCCCGCGTCGAAGCGGCGCCCGTCGGAGCGCTTGAGCGCGCCGTGGCGCACCATGTCGGCGACGAACTCCCAGATCTCCTGGTACTCGGGATCTTTCTCGTCGCAGCGGAAGTCCTTGAACGACCGGAGCTGATGCGGCGTGCCCGCGTCGCCACCGGTGCGGCTGCCGTCGAAACGGCCGAGATTCTCGACGCGCATTACCAAACCTCCAGGAGCGAGAGACCCGCCGCCGAGGTGGTCATCATCCAGCGGCCGTGAGTGAACTTGATCTTTCCGGTGCCCGCCCCGAAGCCAAACTGGCCGTTCGGGTTGTTGGTCTGCGTGGTGCCGTAGACGTAGACGTCACCGAACTGCGTGGTGGCCTGGGCGCTGAACACCCAGATGTAGCCCTTTCGCAGAAGCGCCACGTCCTGAAACTGCTTGTACGTGGAGTAGGTGAAGTTGCCCTGCGACGCGGTCGAGAGCTGGTCGCTCGCCATGCTCGCCGGATCCCACAGCGGGATGCCGATGAACTCCGAATCCAAGATCGGATCGTCGGAGGTTCCGGTCGGCAGCTGCTTGCAGGTTCCGGTGTCGCCGCTCGACGCCGTGATCGGCGCGCTCGTCGAAGGAACCGACATCGAGGTGGCGCCCGGCGCGGCGAGGAGGCCGATACCGACGGCCGCCTCGGCCATCTTGGTCAGGATGACCTCGGCGCCCTTCTTGACGACCATGCCGGCGACTGCGGCGGCTGGATTGTCCGTGTAGGTGGTTTGCTGAGCCATCGGCCGCTCCTTACTTCATCGTTTCGAGCATCGAGCCCTGGAGGCTGGGGTAGCCGTCCATCTCTCGGTGCGGGTTGGACTTCGACACGGCCAACGGCCGACGGTGACGCGCTTCCTCGTCACGATCCGAGCGGACCTGCGCCAGCGTGCGGCCACCGCCGCCTTGCGCGTCCCGGCGCTCGAAGCCGGGCGGAGGCAGGCGCAACTCGTCGGGCAGATCGCCACCGCGCACGCGGTCGCCGCCGTCGAGGTGCAGCTGCGCGTTCGGCGAGCGCTGCGCCGCGTCCTTGCGGCGATTGCGCACGAGCAAGAGGTCGGCCATGCGGAACAGGCCGTTGACGTAGTCGCCGCCCTTGCCATCGAGCTTCAGCTGCGGCGCGAGCTTTCGCACCGCGGCGATCTTGATCGCCTGCTCCGACATGCCGTCGGCCTTGAACTCACGGCCGAACATCGCAGTCGCGCTGCGGATGATGGCGCCGCGCACGGCCACCGCGTGATCGAGCCGCTGAGCGGAGGTCGCCTCGACGAGCGCGACCTGCGCCTTCTTGGCCCTCTCCTCCGCCGCGTCTGCACGCTTCTTGGCTTCCGCCAGGGCGCGCTGCGTGTCGGCGGCATCCTTGCGCTGCTTCTCCGCCGCGTCGCTACGGCGCTTGACCGCGTCGGTGTGGGCGGGCGTGCCGACTTCGTAGTCGACGCCGTCGATCACTTCGACTTTCATCGTTTCTTCTCCTGAATCTGTTTGATTGCCCTTCGAATCGAGGCGCAAACGAACATCGGGACCCGCGCGCCCGTCGTCGACGAGCGCAACGTGGTTGTAACGAATGGACCGCTGCACGCGGTCGTAGGGCATGCCCGCATCGGGCTCGCCCTCGGGCACGACGCCTGACTTCTCGTCGACGTCGCAGTGGTAGCCGCAGCTCACTTCGCGCCGACGACCCACGCCGAGGTCGCGGATGGTGCGCCCGTCCTGCACGACGAGGCGCGCAGCGATCTTGTCGCCGCTGGTCTTGACGCTGTCGGTCTCAACGTGGCCGACGACGTGCTTCTTGAAGTTGGCCGGGTTGACGTGCTCGGAGGGGTGGGTGTTGGTCAGCGTCGCATTCGGCAGCGTGGCCAGCGTGTCCTTGTGGAACACCTCCGAGGAAGGCCGCCACTCCCGAATCACGCGCCCGTCGGGCTGATCGTACTCAAAGACTCCGGCGCGAGTCAGGAACGCGGGGACAACGAGGCCGCCCTGGGGCGTGCGCTCGAGCTCTCCGGTGGTTCCGCGGTCATGCCGGAAATACTGCATCTGCCCAAACGTGCGGGCAGCGAACGGCACCTCACCAGAAAACGAGCTGTTTCTGGCGAAGATGATCGCATGGTGCATCATGATGCTGCATGGTGCAGAAGCCGCGACGCCCTCGAAGCCTCGACGCCGGCACCGCGCGCCAGCTCGCCGTCGAGGCTAATGTCGATCCGCGCAGCATCATTCGCGTGCTACAGGGCCAGATCGTTCGCGGCAGCGCTGGTGCTCGAGCAACGGCCGCGTTGAAACGCGCGGGCCTGCTCGACGAGTGCTAGCGTGAGCGCATGGCCAATGCCGGAATCGGAATCGCGCTCAGCTGCTACGGTCAGTTCATCGGCCTCGATCCCATCGTCGTCGGCGAGACGGTGAACTGGGCCCTGACGTGCGAAGATCCTGCTGCGCGCACGCCCATCGATGTCACGAACTGGACCTTCGCGTTCTCGCTTGCCGCGCTCGACCTGTTCGGCAGCCCGATCGCGCCGCCGGTGCTGCAGACGTCTCCAGCGATTGTGAGTGCGCCAGCTGGCACAATCTCGACTGCGTGGACGCCGGCCAATACCAAAACGCTCGCGCCTGGCCGCTACATGCTCGACCTGTGGGGAACCGATGGCAGCGGCGGGCGCCTCCGATTGCTGTCAGCGCTGCTCCTGCTCGCGCCTTCCGCGACGCCCGCGCCCTAACTCGGCGGCAGCGGGCTGGCCACACATCTGCAACCAAAATCTTCGCCCGCGTGGCAGTCGTCTCCGTTGTCACTGTCTTCCGCCTTGAGCGGCGGATCATCCCAGTCGCATGTCTCGCCGTTGAGCTCGAGATGCTTGGGTCGCGTCGCCTTGTCGACGGTGCACTTCCAGGCGTATTGCTCGACGCCGGCTTGGCGCTGCGCGTCCTGATTCATCTCCGCCCACGACTGTCCGAATGCGTCGCGCGTCGACTGGGCCAGCTTGCTCTCGACCGCCTCTGACGCTTCCGTGAGCATCCGCTCGAGCGCGTCGGGGTCCTGATAGCGCGGCGAACGCTCGCCCAGCTCCTGCCACTCTCGCAGCGTCTCTCGCGCGCGGCGCGCGCCCTGCGCCTCGTAGTCGATCTGAAGCTGCATCACACGGTCTGAGAGCCGGCTCACGTGGCTGTTCAAGTCGACGTCGAAGTCCTTGGGCTTGACTCCCAGCGCGCGCGCCACCTTCGTGCGCACATCCTCGGCCGCGCGCTTGGCCTCGAGGTGGATCTCCCGCGCCAGGTGCGCAGGCATCTCCGGCACTCGCTTGCGTTCGTCGGCGCGCAGCCCAGCGCGGCCCAGCTCGAGTGCGCGCTTCTTGATCGCTTCTGCATGCACCTGATGGCGCCGAAGGAGCAACGAGACAATCCGATTTTCGATGCCGACAGCGTGGTGGGGTGCGAGCTCGAGCGCGCGATGCACGCGCAGCCGATGACGGTTGCGGCGCGCGAGAACGTTCACGACAGGTAGTAGCCGAACTCGCCGCGCTGCGTGGTGCCAGTGACGGCGCCAGGGGCGACGTAGAGTCTCACGCGCGCGGGGCCAGATACGACTGCCAGGTCGCGACCACCGCCATCGAGCTGCCTGACTCCCGAGAGGCCCAGCGCGCGCCAGCCGTTGCCGACCGCCGCTTCTGCTGGATTGCTCACGCCGCCATAGGGGAGCACGCGAAGGCGAAAGGCTGACTCAACCGTCGCCGCTTCGCCGGAGTCGAGCACCACATCGCTGACGTGCAACCGGCGGCCATTGGGCACGTAGGCTTGCGCCATGTACGTGCGCAGGTCGCCGGTAGCGATGCTCGCGATCGCGGAGCCGGCGCCGGCGTTGTCGGTGAACAGGGTGATCGTGCCCGCGGCGACTCCACCCGAGCCGGCGGTCACCAGCTCGATGCGGTCGATGAGCGCGATGTTGGTGTTCACCGTCGGCACCGCAGTCAGGCCGTTGAGCGTCAGCGTCTCCGAGAACGGGCCGAAGATGTTGCCGCTCGCGTCGAGCGCGTAGTAGGTGATCTTGATCGTGCGCGCACCCGTGCCCGCAGCGGCATCGCTCGCCGACGAAGACTTGACCGAGCGCTGCGCGCCGCTCGTCTGCTCGGTGTAGGTCGTTGCGTTGACCGCGGCCTCCGTCGTGGCGGCAGTGGCGACATATCCAATCGCTCTCGGCATGTGCTTCTCCTAGGTCTCCACCGCGTTGGGCGGCATCGGTTCGGGCGTGTTCTCGAGCGCCTGTCGCTCGGCTTCTGCGGTGACACCCGGCGTTGGCGGAGGATCTTCCGCCACCGACAGTTCGTTCTGAGCCGACTGCTCAGCCGACTGGAGCTCGAGCGCGAGCTGTCGCTTGCGGCTCTCGGTATCGATCTTGGTCTCGAGCGAGTACTTCCCGCCACCGAAACGGCTGAGCAGAATCTCAGAGACGCTGAGACCCATGCCGAAGTACAGGTTGTCGGCTTGCGCCTGCTGGAAGTGCATCTCGGCCTTTTCCTTCTCAGTCATCTGCCAGAGCGGCGCGAAGACGATCGAGAAGTCGCCCGGGTCGTCGTATCCGCCGGCCGTGGACAGGAGCCGCAACACGCGCTCCACCTGCGGCCTGACTGCCGACTCCTGCGTGGCCTTGATGGTGTCGTACCACCAGCGAATGTCACTCTCGCCAGTGGCGTTGAGTCCACCTGGCGACATGCCCATGAGCACGGTCAGCGGCATGTCGCCAGGTGG